TGGAGGCGCAAGATATTAATCCTTGTGCCTCTAATGCAGACTTTTTTTTACTCAAAGTCCTCTATAACTTCAATTTTATCACCTGGCTGCAAATCATACTTACTGTTTGGTTCTTCAATTAAAGCTATTTCTTTTTTAGTTTCTTTTAAAATATTCTTCACATGATCTTTTGTTTGATCTAGGACTACTGATAAGTTCGGATAGTTCTGCGGATAAACTCCATAAATGTATAGATCACTTATTGCAGTCATCAATCTTGATAATCCTTGATATTGTTTTTTTAATCTCGTTACCTTACTGTCGTATTCAATCATTTTTTTTTTCAGTATTTACATAATCATAATCAAATTCACCTTCTTCTTTTTTATCAACAGTAGTCCAACGGTGATCTGTCTCACAACTCCATGTATGAGTATTAACAAGTCTGTGAATGTCCGGAGCATTATTCAGATTTACTCCGAAATTACTGTCAAAGACTCTGAGCCTAGAATTAGGACTGAGAGCGTAGTTACCGTTATCCAATTTTAAAAAGTGTGCAACTTTTGCCTGATCTGGAAGTGAACTATATCCAAAGTCAAGCTCATTATAATCACCACTTGTCCAATCTAATGTAAAACAATAAATACCTAATTGTTCTTTTCCATCTCTTTGAACATATTTTACTTTTGCGCCACTAAGCTGCGCATAGGTAGTGACCGAAATGTTGTACGAAAAACTATCCCAGAGGCAGAGGTCTGTAAGAGGTTGTTCTTTTACATTTTCTCTTGAACAGAATGCACTTATTGGTGCTTTGCTCCACAAGCAGCCATCCATTGTCATACAAGTAAATAACGGTGTTTGTTTTGGCAAACTTGTCACTCCAAAAATACAACAGTAAGAGTATGTATCAAAACTATCCTGCTGATTTCTCAAAAAATTATTTCGTATGTAGCACTCAACTATCGGCACATTAGCGTTTAAATACATTTTTATTTCCTCAATATCATAATCATCATAGCTAGTAGGACCGCAACCGCAGTCATTGTAAAACCAAGTTCAGATACAAGTTCCATCATTAACAAACTCCAACTTTCTTTTTTTTCTTTTTAATAATATTTCCGTTATCATCTTTATATAAATCGTAACTATCTTTGCCATCAAAGTAAAAACCATCATAGGTTAATTTACTTTTCTTCTTTTTTACCTTGCTTGTATTTAACATTAAATATTTTAACATTTGTAAATGTAGCATTTGAAAGTTCCTTATGCTGATCTGATATAGCTGCATCTTCGTTAGGATATTCTTGTTCAACAACAAAATCACAATTACCTGTAATCACTTTGATAATTGCTGACATAGGTTGCTGTTTAACTTTGGATTATTTTTTTCATCTTCCATATCCATTTGAACTTTTGATAAGTCTTGAAGATTATCAATAAAAGTAACCATATTTCCTTTATCAATAGTAAATTTATAATAAGGTTTTTGAGGAGTGCGGATCATCATTAATAGTTTTTCATGTTTATTTTTTTCAACTTTTATGAACACGCACCAATCAGTTGATCCACCAGGTACAGCTTGTTTTTGAAATTCAATTTGTAAATTATCAACTTTTAATATTTTCATTTGTAACCTCCTTTGCAATTTGATTATTTTTGTAATTCATGTGTAGTGTTGGTTTATCATTGGTCTTTACGCTAACGGATTTTTTTAAGTCCGATAATGTAGATAAATCTACTGATCCAATTTTTGGTTGACCATCAGGTGTATTAAAAAAATTAGCTTGCACTAGCTTACACATGATTGCGATGTAATTTGGATTAATTAAATTTTTAATATCCTCTTTAAAAAATTCACAAAATTGTTTTAATCTAAAAACTGTAAGTGCGTTCTGTCCATTTTCATACTTATAAATTTGTTGGTGTTTGACACCTATATTATCTGCAACATCAGACATACTTAGTTTTCTTAGTAATCTGCAATATCTTAGATTGGCTCCTATCATTTGATTGTAAGGATCTTCCACGCTAGATACTACTTTTCTTCGACTCATTATTTACCTCCTGGTTAATTTTATTAGATAAAGATAACAGTTTGTTAGCTCTTATTTTTTTTACTTCTTGTCGTATCTTTGTAAAATTGTACCATTCTACTTTAATTGTGATTGCATCATACGATGCTTTTGGAAACTCAATAAATGTATCATCAATTCTTAAAAAATATCCTGGCTTGTTATTAAGATTTTTGTAGTACCAGGATGTATCACCAAATCTATGGTGTGTACCTGTTGTATCGTCAATAAATTTTGCAACTCCAATTATTTTTCTGTACCTTGATCTGCGTTTTTTATTCATATTTTTTATCAAGGTTAATTTGTTTTTGTTTTCCTAGTTCGGTTGCAAGACAAGATATTAAACGCCTTGCAGTTGAATTGTTAAAAGACATTATATCACCATAACAAGCAAGTTGTTCGATATGATTATCATTTAATGGTGCAATATCCCAACGATCACTATTCATTATTTTATTTATTTCATTTTGTGTAATTAATAATTCTTTTTCTATTTGTTCTAATTTTTTATTAAGTATTCCAGGAAACAAAACAATATTATTTTTTATTTCGCTCATAATTTTTTATGTAATTTTTATAAAGTTTTTTAGTTTTTTTTTTTTTAAATTTATTTTTTTAAGCTATTTCTTTACTTAGTTTAAATTCATATAGCGTCATAGGTTTATGGTAATCTTTTTTTGAATTGATCGAGTTCATTTTGTTCGTGCATAACTTTTGCTTGCTCTAAATAACTTTGAGCATCAATGTAGGTATCGTCTTTATAATTGTTGCTTGCTCTCACTAGCTTTGAGGCTACGAACATTTGGCAAACTTGGTGGGGTAAAATATCTTGCTTTAAATTATTAGAGAGAAGTACGGACCAAACTTTAGCAATTAAAATCATATTGCTGTCGAATGATCCATACTCTAACTCTTTTTGTTTTTTTATAGAGTCCAATCTTTTATCGAGATTGCTTTTCACTCTTACTCCATTTTTGATGTGCCTCATTTATCACAAATTCTATAGTCTTTGATAAACTAATCGGAACCTCAAATCTTTTAGCTGCTAACTCTTCAGTTTTTTTATAAGTACCAATATTAATTGCAACTGACTTAAATTTATCCGTGTCCATTACATTTTCTCTAATTCAGCAGGATCAAAAGAGGATTGAGCAGACATTTTTAATCCGTTGTCAATTTCAATTCTGTGAAATGAAAAATATTTAGAACCTTTTTTCATTTTACCTTCACCTGTTGCAGTTTTTTCATAGCATCCAAATCTATATTTTATACCGTTTAACTCAAACGATCCGGATAAATCATAAGAATTAGGATTTTTTTTATCTAATTGAGGAACTGCAATTCCTAAATTTTTATTTTTAGTTTTTTGTGTTGTTGTTGTCACTTAAATTAACTCCTTTTTTTGTTAGTTGATTTTTTATGGCTGTAAATTTTTCTATAAATTTACCATAAGAAATTGGATTATTAGTTTTTAATTTCTCGAATGATGATTTATAGGTTGTTAGCCATGCTCTGTAGGCTCCAAGATGACTAATTACTTCTAACTCTTGAAGAGCTTTTTGTAATTGTTTATCTTGTTGCTCGACTGCAAGACTTACCTCTTCGGCAGATGCAATCTGATCGTTGGTAATTCCTAAGAAAGCTAACGCACGACCTACAGCTGATGTTTCAGCATTTTCAAGCGCGCTAGTTTGATTGATCCTGGATGCAGATCTTAACTCTTCTGCTAAACCAGAACTCAAATGTTTTCCTTCAAGGAATATATCCGCTTGGACAACAGCCTTATCGTTATCCAAATGAATAATCTTTGTAGTTATATCTAAATCAGCGCCAAGATTTCTTCGAGCAATTGCTAGTCTATGTGCAACTGTTGCATAATCTTTGCCGTGAATAGATATGGTTTGACCATTAAGAGAGTTCTTAAAATCATTAATGGTTTTTACTAATTTATCAGCAGCCATAAAATACCTCCTGTTACGATTATTATAGTTGTTGCTAATAAAATTTTTTTGCGTCTTATTTCTTTTTTTAGTTTTCGATCTTCCAGGATAAGTGAGCCAACATATAAATTTGGTTTATACATTATCCTCTACCTCTTTTTTTCATGCCACCTTTTTTTTTGATGACACCTCTGCCAATTAAAATATCTTTATAAGTTATTTTTCCATCACCTGTGTAATCAGGAAAACCTTTTATTTTTTTTGGCTTATATGTGTTTTTCATAGTTTTCATGTTTATTGATTTATATTTATACATTCCATAACCTTTTGGCCTCTTCAACAAATGTATCGCCAATATTCCAATAAAACGGATGATCGAACATTGGATCAACATCTTGAATTATATTTTTCTTAATTTCATCTGTTGACAGATCTTGGTACCGCACAAACAATCTCTCTCTTCGCTTTGCTGCATTAACAATGTATTGAAAGTTTTTTTTCAATCCATCTGGTTTAAGATCTTTACAGTTGTTTTCATCAAACACAGAATAATCTTGCTCTGAAACATAAAGAATTTTTACTGGTACTTTATAATCATAAGCTGCTGCATAAAATGAAACTTGTATGAGATGATTTATAGAAGGCGCTGCGGTTGGAGCTTTCGACATGACAAACGAATAACTTCCATCTTTTTTTTGTTTGCCTACTCTGCTCCATACGGTTTTTAGTTCAAGAAGAAAATTACCTTTAGGATTAGGATTTGTATGAACAAAACCTAAAGGAAAAGACTTGATACCAAACGAACCAAATTCAAAATCAGATCGACCTATGATGTCAAGAAAGAGAGAACAAACACCACCTTTAATGGTGACATGATTTTCGCAGATAGTAGGCATAAGTTCCGCAACGCCTAATTTTCCAATTGCTTGGAAAGCCATATCGATTGTATTTGGAATGCTGTTAAGATATTGATCTTTTTTTAATTGGTCTTTATCATTAACAGGTTTATACAATTGAAATTCGTCAATTGCTTTTTTTACAGCAAAATCTTTTTTTAACTTTATGTGTGCAGATAATTCTAATTTGTTTTTAGTATTTAATTTCCAAAGTAAATCGGCATAGTGCCATTGAAGAGCATTGTTAACTGCAACGCCTGCTGCCATCTGTGCATTACCATCAAAGGTTCTACGCTTTGCTTGATCGCAAAAAATATATTTATAAATGTAAGGACCATCACTCATCAAAGTTTGTGTAGGTGAGTGGTGTGTTAATTTTAATTTAGCAGCAAAGGTTGGTAATCTGTTGCCTACTTCTTCGAGTGGATCTAAAATTCTATTTTCTAAAATTATATTAGACTTATTCATAAATACTTATGTT